TTGAGTGGAAAGTCGGTAAGTCGGGAGTTGTTTCGCCAGTCGCTATATTAGAGCCCGTAGTCGTAGGAGAGGCTACAGTATCTCGTGCTACACTACACAATATTGCTTATATCGAATCTCTCGATCTTGAGATTGGTTGTGATGTAGAAATAATTCGCAGTGGGGAGATTATCCCTCGAATAGTAAGGAAACTATAATGGACGAAGAAAATGTATTTCTAATAGCCGGTTTTATTGATAGTGCTACTGAGTATAAAGGTGCGATAGCCGTATACGACTACTTTTGGGCACTGACTCCTGATCTTCGTCAGAAGCTAATTGAGTCCTGGAGAAAGACTATTGATGAGCTAGAAAATGCCCATCCAGAATTAACTGATATATTTAACTCAGAAGACGAATACGGCTCTATGGCTGTCTTTTCTGACGAAGAGGCTGTAGAGATTCGTCCACCAAAAGATAATATACTAAAGTTCCCTTCATGAGTGGAGTATATAATCTTACATATTTTGAGAATCACCCAGAAGAAAAAGAACGCGATGGCGTACTGTACTGTGTGGTTCTAGTAAACCGTAAAACAAATAAAAGAGAGTGTTTGAAAATTGGAATTGCTTCAGGAAAAAATTGGAAGGATGTGTTACGTCGCAGTCGCGGATTTCACAACTACGATATTCGTATTCAACGTACCTATCACAGTACTCTTTTCAATGTATGGACGTTAGAGCAAGCTCTGCACGCAGAGTACGCTCATTACCATTACAAGCCTATGGAAAAGTTCGGAGGGCACACAGAGTGCTTCGAGATAAAAAACGAGATTATTTTAGCTATACCATCAAAAAAATAATTCTTGACTTTTTCAACTCAAACCCTTATAATATTATTTCTTTCAGTGGAGATATAAATTCTTGAAAATACAAGCCCCGACGAATTGTCCTAGTTGTTCCTATACTCTCGAGTGGCGGAATGACTTGTTGTATTGCGAGAATACCGCTTGCGAAGGCAAGAGTTCTCAGAAGCTCGAGCACTTTGCAAAGACACTGAAAATCAAGGGACTAGGCCCCGCCACGATCGACAAACTTCAACTAGAGTCTATTTTTGACATATATGAAATGAGTGTGGATTTGTTGACGGAGTTACTTAGTTCCGAAAAGCTAGCAGGTAAATTGTTTTTGGAAATCGAAGGGTCAAAATCATCCTCACTCGAAGAGGTACTGCCTGCATTCTCTATTCCTCTTATTGGAAAGAGTGCTACAGCTAAGCTATGTCCAATTATTAGTAATCTCGACGAGCTTACTGTAGAAATATGTGAGCTAGCAGGGCTCGGTCCTAAAGCTACACAGAACTTGATGGTCTGGTTTAATGAAGAATATCTTCCTTACTACCGATCACTGCCCTTCAGCTTTGCTTCTACTGTTAGCGAAGTAGCGCCTAGTAATACATCTATGGGTATAGTATGTATCACAGGCAAACTATCCTCAGTAAAAACTAAAGCTGAGGCAGAAAGACTGTTGGTTGAAGCAGGATATACTACAAAATCGTCACTAACAAAGGATGTGACTATCCTGCTCAACGAAAGCGGACTTGAGTCTGCTAAAACTAAAAAGGCTAGAGATGCTGGCATCTCTATTGAAACTAATCTTAATAACCTCATTGGAGTTAATTAATATGGCACTTCCTAAGTGGACTGATGAGCGCACAGCCGCTCTCGTATCTTTTGTAGGCGACGAATCACCCGTCTCTTACGCAACTGTAGTAGAAGCAGCAGACGAGCTGGAGACTTCTCCTAAGTCTGTAGCTGCTAAGCTACGTAAAATGGAGTATGAAGTTGAATCTTCTACTGCAGCAAACACTCGCGTTTTCTCTGAAGATCAAGAAAGCACTCTCCGTAATTTCGTATCAGATAACTCTGGTATGTACACTTACGGTCAGATTGCTGATGCATTTGAAGGTGGCGCGTTTTCTTCTAAGCAGATCCAGGGTAAGTTGCTTTCTATGCAACTAACTGAGCACGTCAAGCCTACTCCTAAGCAAGAAAGTGTCCGCACTTTCTCAGAGTCAGAAGAAGCAACTTTTGTCTCTATGGCTAACAACGGTGACTTCCTCGAAGACATCGCTGATGCACTTGACCGCTCTGTAAACCAAATCCGTGGTAAGGCTTTGTCTTTGCTTCGCACTGGTTCTATCGAAGCTATCCCTGCTCAACGTGAGAGCAAGGGTGCTACTCGTGTTGACCCTCTCGAAGGTGTTGACGTAGCTTCTATGACTGTTGAGCAGATTGCTGAGGAAATCGGCAAGACTGCACGCGGTGTCAAGACTATGCTTACTCGTCGTGGCCTCACTGCCGCTGACTATCCAAAAGCTAAGAAAGCTACTGCTTAATTAGTATTTCCCGAAACACGCAGGGAGAGGGCTTTTCCTTTCCCTGCTTTTTCTTGCATAATCGTTCCTACGAGGTACCTATAAGTGAACCTGTCCAGCATACTGCTCAAGTCCATCATCGCGGATTGCGATATGGATACCTGGGCGGAATGTGAACAGCACTATTTCCCCGTAGAATATCACGTTATCTGGAAATCTCTCAACTCTCACGTTCAGAATCATAGTAAACTCCCCTCTTTCGAAGAGCTTCAGCTCAGTATACGCGATGGTCAACTTCGTGACAAGTTCGCGTCGCTAGAAAAGGTTGAGTATATTGATATTGATAATGAGACACTTCTTGAGTATCTCAAGAATGAGTTTACCCAGATCGAGATTATGCAACAGCTCGAGAAATACTTGGATAATACTATCGCCACGGAGTCTGCGCAAGAGTCTATTGAAGCTCTGCAAGATATCGTCCTTGACGTCGAGAGCAAGGTTGATACCAGACCCCGCAACGAGAATATGCAGACAGTAGAACTTATATCGTCTGATGATGACCTTGAACGTAACATCGTTCTTGGTCTTAACAATGACTATGATAAGATTCAAACTTTCGGCAAGACCGATCTCATTCTCATCGGCGGTCGTAGAGGTTCCGGTAAATCTGTTACCTGTGCTAATATGGCTGTCAATGCGTTTGATGAAGGTAAGTCTTCCATTTACTTTACTATTGAAATGGATACTCAATCTACGTTGCAAAGAATGTGTTCTATCTCTACCGGCGTTCCTGCCGCCGCAATCCGCAATGGCAATTTGTCATTAGGTGAGTGGCAGCTAGTAGCCGAGTGGATGAGTTCACGTTTTGAAAATGGCGAAAAGTATTTCCATGACTATCTTTCCCATCGTGACTTCCGTAAATTACAGAGTGAACTTTCGGTAAATCCTCTACGAGAAGTCCAGCTTGACATAGTATATAATCCATCTCTTACGCTGGCGAATATTCGCACAGAACTCGATAAGAAGATGAAGCGGTTACAGCCTTCAGTTGTGATTGTTGATTATATCAACCAGGTGAAACGTGGAGGAGTGTCCAACAATCGTATGGGTCAATACGACTGGACAGAGCAAATCGAAGTGAGTAAGGCTCTGAAAACTTTTGCTCAGGAGTATGAAGTTCCATTTATATCACCTTATCAGATCGACGCATCGGGAGAGGCAAGATTTGCAAAAGGTATCCTAGACGCCGCTGATGCCGCGTTTACTCTCGACACCCATAATAAAGAGGACAATATTATCACCTTTAATTGTACTAAAATGCGTAACAGCGAAGAACGCAACTTTACGTCCGTTATGGATTGGACGTCTCTTCGTATCGGACCTGAGACCGGCGTTATTCAACGCGAGGGTGACTCAGAAGAAGACGTGTACGAGGAAATCGCATGAGTGCAGTAGAAGATTTATTGACTGAAAGAGGCATCTATTATCAGGTATCTGGTAAAGATGTTAAAGTTAAATGCCTAAATCCGGATCACGATGACCGCAACCCTTCGATGCGAATTGACCGGATTTTAGGTGTTTTTCATTGCTTCTCTTGTGGCTACAAGGGTAGTTTATTTCAGCACTATAATGTAGAAGTAAGTCAAGTAGGTCTGCGAAGGGAAAAGCTAAAAAGAAAAATTAATGATATTCGTAGTAGTGGTGTTGGGGTTGCTATGCCTGATGGCGCTATGTTATTTAAGAGAGACTGGCGTGGTATATCAGCGACGACTTTTGAGAAGTTTGGCGCTTTCACAGCTCTCGGTAAGAATTTTGCTGGTAGGGTAACATTCCCTATCAAGGATGCTAGTGGTAGAACAGTGGCGTTTCAAGGCAGAGATGAGACAGGAACTCTGCCACAGAAGTATATGTTTACACCTTCGGGAGTTAAGTTGCCGATGTTTCCTATGGCCGATCCGATTCAAGGAAAGGTTATTTTAGTAGAGGGTATATTTGATATGCTTAACCTACACGACAAGGGACTTACAAATGCAATTTGTTGTTTTGGTGTAAACAATTTTACAGAGGAGAAACTTAACCTCTTAAAAATCTCGGGTGTTACCGGACTAGACCTTATCTTTGACGGAGATGAAGCTGGTAGAGGCGCTGCCAAGCGTGTGCGAGACTTGGTTGGCGACTTCCCTATTCGTGAGATAGGTTTACGTTCCGGCGACCCCGGTGATCTTAATTTACGGCAAGTAGAAAATATCAGGAATAAACTATATGGCTAATATTGCAATTATTGAAGCGAAGAAGTCAAACAATCGGTACATAGACTTCTTCCCTTTTGAGTTTGACCAGTTTTCTCTGTGTTCAGACCCAAAAATCACAAAAGTACTAAAGAAAGATGTAGACTTAGATTTTGATTCAGACGCTTACGAATGGGTAATTCTTATTGGCTCTGAGCCTCTGAAGCATTTTACAAAAGTAACAAAAGTAATGGATTATGCAGGAACGATTGTAGAGGATAAATTCCTTCCTACTATCAATCCCGCTATGATTACATTTAAACCTGAAGCCAAAAACACTTGGGAGAAAGCACTAGAAAACATCTGCGCATACATTTCTGGAGAAAAGAAGAAAGCAGAGATTAGTGAAGAAGTGGCTTTTGGTATACAAAGTACGGAGGAAGTAAATGAATTTATTCGAGACGCTATTACAGCAGATGGAGACTTCGTTGCTCTCGACTCTGAGACTACTGCTCTCTATCCCCGTAATGGTCATATTTTGGGTATTAGTATGTGCTACGATGGTAGTCGTGCTTGTTACATCGACGCTGATTATATCGACGAAGAAAGTGAAAAACTTCTTCAAGAGCTTTTTGATAAGAAAAGAATAGTTTTTCACAATGCTAAGTTCGATATCCCATTTTTCGAGTATCACTTTAACGTAAAGTTTTCTCGCTTTGAAGACACAATGCTTATGCACTATGTCATTGACGAGCGACCTGGAACTCACGGTCTAAAGCAACTTGCTATGCAGTTGACAGACTTCGGTGATTACGAAAAGCCAATGTATGATTGGATGGAACAGTATCGTAAAGAACGAGGCATTTTAAAAGATGACTTCAAATGGGAGTGGATTCCTTTTGATGTTATGAAGACGTATGCTGCGATTGATGCTTTAGTAACTTATCAAATCTTTGCTAAGTTCGAAGCAGCTCTTAATCGTGGCAACGCAAAGCTGAAGCGTGTATACCAGACGATTCTGCTACCTGCTTGTAGATTCTTGATGGACATTCAAGACAATGGTGTGCCTTTCTGCCGATCGCGCTTGGGCCTCAGTCAAGACTTAATGGCAGAAGAAATCTACGAAGCAGCAGATATGCTTTCTCAGCAGGAAGCTATCCAACGATTCCAGTCGGATGAAGGAAAAGAATTTAATCCTAACAGTGTTATGCAGTTACGCAAAGTATTGTTTGATTATGCTGGACTGGAGCCAACTGGTATTGTTACCGAGAAGGGGGAGCATTCTACAAACGCGGAAGTATTAGAGAAGCTGGCCTCTAAGCACCCAGTTCCTCAATTAATTTTGGATGTTCGTAAGAAGTCTAAGATTAAGAATACTTATCTTGATAAGATTATTCCGCAGTTGGATGCTGATAGTCGCTTGCGTACTAACTTTAACCTTCACGGAACTACCTCTGGTCGCTTGTCTTCCAGTGGTAAACTGAATATGCAGCAGATCCCTCGGGATAACCCTATTGTAAAAGGTTGCATACGTGCTTCAGAAGGGCACAAAATTGTAGCTATGGACTTAACCACTGCAGAAGTATATGTTGCTGCTGTACTGGCTGATGATCTGGAGCTACAAGAAGTTTTCCGTAGTGGCGGCAACTTCCACTCTACTATTGCACACAAGGTCTTCCGACTAGATTGTGAGGTAGATGAAGTAGCTGAAAAGTACGGAACTTATCGTCAAGCTGCAAAGGCTGTTACGTTTGGCATTATGTATGGTGCTGGACCTAATAAGATTGCAGAGCAGGTAACCAAAGACGGCGGTAGTATGACTGTTCCAGAGGCAAAGCGTGTTATCAAAGATTACTTTGGGGCATTCTGGAAGCTGGAAGAGTGGATTAATCAGCAACAGGATTTTATTCGCAGGAATGGGCACGTTTACTCTTATTTTGGACGTAAGCGTCGTTTACCGGAAGGTAAGAACCAGCCTGGACA